GTAAAGGTCTTACCAGTAGTATCCATTAAGAAATCATTATGTAGAGTTACATCGTCATCAACATCAAGTGTTGCATTAAGAGTAACATCACCATCTACATTTAGAGTTTGGTCAAAGTCTACTCCTTGTTTCGTGTTGAGTGTTCCTTCGATAACTGTATTACCGTTATCAGAGTCAACCGTAAACTTGTCAACATTACTAGCAGTACGAATCTTGAACGCTTTTGCATCGGCAGTAACAATTAAATTATCTGTAATTTCAGTTTCTAACTGAACATCTAATGTACCTTCAATAACTGTATTACCATTATCTGTATCAACTGTAAACTTATCTACACCCGCAGCAGTTTGTATATTAAATGATTTATTATCTGCCTTGATAATTACATTGTTATTAACTTCTGACTGTCCTGCAATAGTAACAGTGCCACCAATATGTGCGTTCTCAGAAAGTCCAAGTCCACCAGTTACAACTAATGTACCAGTTGTAGTTGATGTAGAACCTGTATTTGTTGTAAGTGCTAAGTTACCTGCAATTAGAGGAGCATCAGTACCAGAAAAAACTTCAGATGTATTAGTTGCATTATATAAGAATCTATATCCACCTGTACCTGACCAAATATTTGAGTTAGCATAATCTTCATCCCAACCAAAGAATCCAACACGTGCCTGAGTATCGTAGTATTTAATCTCAACACCACGATCTTTATTATCATCAGTAGTGGGGGCAGTGTCTCCACCAAGAGTAATGATGGGGTCATCTACCGATATTGTCGTACTATTTACTGTGGTTGTAGTTCCGTCTACTTGTAGATTACCACGTACTTGTACTAAACCTGTTGCAGCATCATCGTCACCTGGATCTAATACCATAGTGGCATCACTGGTTCCGATAGTATTCTGCTGTAAGTAGAAATCTTCTACTTGAACTTTTGAAGCAACATTAGTTGCTGTGATAACAATACCATCATCTGATGTTACGTTTATCTTTGCTGTTCCTGATCCTGCATTATTTGAGGTAATGTCAAGAGTTCTATTTACAGAAGAGTTTACGTTATGATGAATTAGAAGAGAACCTGATGAACGTTCTATTGTTTGTAGAGGTGTGTTTCCAGGTCTGTCAAGTTTTATAAGTGCACCACTAATATGAGTATCAACGTTAATATCTACTCCACCTGCACCAGTATTATCTACATTGTTGGCAGTAAATAATAAATTTCCACTGGTATCATTTACAGTAACATAATTAAGATAATTAAATCCTCTATATCCAGTTGTCGCTGTTAATTCTTGATCTAACTCAAAAGTTTCTAATGTATTACCATCAGCAAATCCCACTCTAGTGTTTTGCATCTGAGTGTTATCAACTGCAAGTGCTGCAATAGTAACGTGACCATTTGCATCTACATCAAAATCTTCTTGAGCAAATGATGCTAAACCTTTCTGTTCTGTAGCAGCAGCAGCGAGGTATCTCCAATTACTTACATCGCCACTTGTATGAGTAGGTGCTCCTTGTCCTGCACCGATATTTGTTATTGCCTGATATACTTTGCTTGCATTCTCAATAATATCGTATCTATTATATGTTGAACCTGCATTATAGGTTGCATACTTTGAACCTTCAGTTGCAGTGGCAATCGGTACATTGGTTGCTTGTGTAATTCTTCCATATCTATCAACGGAAAACTTAGATGCGTTTACAGTTTCTGTTCCGAATGGTTCACCATTAGAACCGTTAGTAGATACAGATGTTAATGATTCAACGTTATATGAACCCACAACGACCGCAGTATCAGCAAGGTCAATAAATGGGTTGGATGATACACCATCAGGTGTAGTAAATATGAGTCTACCTGCACCACCAGTTAGGTTTCTAGTTGTAATTTGTCCTGTAGCAGTTCTAGTTAACAAACCAAAAGTGGTTATGTTTGCTAATGCTGTTAAGTCACTATCTAATCCTTGTGCGTCAGTAATACCATACTCTGCAAGAGTAGATGCTAAACTAGCACCAATAACTCTACCTCTTGAGTCAACTTCAACTCTAGAATACAGAGCAGTTGCATCAGGATCATTAGGATTATAATGTGGAAGAGAAGAAACTAATTCTAAGTTTGTTGCAAGGTTTAAGTTTGATGAACCGTCAAAAGATCCAGAACCAGTTATAGAACCAGTTAACTGAATTTGTCTTGCAGATGCGAGTCTCGTAGATGTAGAAGCATTTCCAATCAAGGTTGCACTAATAGCACCCGCCTCAAAGTTACCGTCAGCATCTCGTTTAACAAGAGTGTTAGCAGCATTTGATTCAGTTTCTATCGGTCTCTCATATCGCAGAGAGTTCCAAGGTGTAACACCATCTCCGATCTTGATACGTGAAGTATCGATCTCGATTCCCAGTTCACCTTGAGCAAGTATAGGGTTGATGTTTGCCCATTGTTGAGCACCATCACGTCTTAATTGGAGTCTATTTGCCATTGTTTATTAAGGACACTATCGCCTCTTTGATATTTATAAGCAAAATAGAAAGGGACCGACGGTCCCTAACGATTATTCTGCATTTACTTCGTCTACCGTATTAGTTTTTAGGTATTCTAGAGTCTCAATAGCACCTTGTAATTTGAGCATTTGAGTCTCATTTTCTTTTACCTTTGCTACGAGTTGTTGATTTTCATCACGTAGTTTGTTGTACCTACCTTTAAAATCGTCGAGCAGTTGTTGCTCGTCCATTGTCTCAGGGGTGTCTACAGTCATTGATTTTTCTCCAAGAATGATTTTAGTAGAGATTTGATCTCAGTCAGTTCAGATTTTAGCACATCAACGTCAGTTTTTAAATCGGAGAACTCTCCATCTTTTAACTTACGTTTTTTTGCTGCACTACCATTAGTAGCATTAATATTTAGCACAGCACCAGAAGAGGAATCTCGTACTAAGTTTGGATGACCCTCGACTCTCTGGTATTTTGGTTTCATTACAAATCACTAAGTGCAATAACTCTAAGGTTTTTGATCTCTGGAACGTAGCACTGATTAGACGAAGTTAAAATAATTTTAACCTGTGCTATCGTAAATTCAGTTCCCTCAAAGGTGTACTCAAAATCTCTATAAAGGAGACTCTCAGTTTTCTGAATTGTCTTGTCCTCAAGACCATTGCCATTAAAATATGTATAACCGATTTCACTGACTGGAATTGTAGTTCCAACAGGAACAATCTTATACATAACTTTTATCTCTGTAGATGGATGTCTCCATCCTTCAAATCTTACCCTAAGTGAATTAGCAGGGTTAAGAAGATTCATTACCTTAGTAACGTAAACTGCATCATCAAGATCACCTGTAGGACTTTCTGCATTGTTACTACCAATCGCAAGATCATTAACTCTGTTCATAGTAGTAATTAAGGAGCAACGATCTGTGTCAAGAACAGGAGATATATTTGCATTAGATGTTGTCATTATCATCTGTACGTTCAATGATTTAGAACCAGATAATTTAGCATCTTCGTTTACCTGTGAACAAACCATCTTAGGTTCGTCAAGATAATTATCCTCATTAGGAATCATATCGTAGTAAATACCATCATTAATAAATGATGCTTGAGTTACATTGTTACCATCCTGTATTGATGTACCAGATACTGCGTTAAGTCTAGGAACAACATCTGTCTCAGGATATACTGTCATTTGTAACTGAGGATATAGTTGATCGAACTGTATGTTCTGTGTAGCAATTACATCAAAACCACCACTTACAATACCTGCTGAAGATACAGATGAAACTTGTAGTTTATATGTATCAAGTGTTGGACTACCAATAGCGGTATGTAACTTATTAATTTCAGTCAAAGGAATACCATCAAGATTGTAACATTCAACTATACTGTTAGCACTGTGTGTAATAGCAGTAGTTCCTGCTTGTCCACGAGAACCAGATGGTAATGTAAATATTTTACCATCACCAGATATACCAGTATATTCAATAATTTCAAAATGTTGTCTAGGAATTTCTGGATCACGAATAAGAATATAACCTTTATTAGATGTACTTACTGTAGAACCATTAATAACAGTATGGAATGCAGCACCATCCATAACGTGTAACTGGAATGAACCTGTTACACCATCACTTGCTGTAATACCATTTGTATGGTATGCAGAGTCTATTAGAGTTGGTGATACTTCAGATGTAACGCCACTTATCAATACTGAGTTAGTGCCATCGTGCATACAGTGGTTTGAATGACGTACCTTAATTTCAGTTGCTCTGTTAAAGTATGAGATAGGAGCAGATGGATAATCATTAATATCATCACCTGTGAAACTTGTACCACTTGTTCCAATAGTTCCTGATCCAGTTGTAGCAGAAGCAATCACCTGAGTGACTGCATCACCATCAGCGAATGTACCTGTGATAGATTTAACTGTCACAACTCCTGTTCCTGCGTTCCAGTCAGTAACCATTGCAGATGCACCAGTACCATTTGTTACTACTGTACCAGTAGCAAATGTACCAGACACACCAGTTAATGTAATAGTACCAACAGATCTTGAAGATACAAGTCTATAGATGTAACTAGCACCAGATGCAACACCTTCTCTAAATGTTCCTACAACATCATCAAGTATTAAGTATGCGTTAGATGAACCTGACACACCCTGTACAACTTCACGAACAATAGCAGATGGAGCAGGAGATACATCAGTCTGTGTAATTTCAGCACCTATTGTAAAGTTAGCAACGTGATCTGCAAGTATTATCTTAATCTCTGGTTTTGTAGTTTCAATAGGATCCAATCTTAGTCTTGATATACCAAAGTTACCTTCTGCAAGTTCTGCGTTATTAAACCAAGCAGTTCCAGATCCACCTGTCTCAAATTGTGCTTTATATAATGTAAACTTAAGGTCTTCATATTGATCAGCAGTCCAAGTAGATGCGTTCTGTGACTTGAATAGAACACCTGCATATGGTTGTTCAGATATAGTTCTATCAGATGTAACATCATCTTCACCCATTCTTGAGATCCAAAGTTTATATTCATTAGAGTCAGAAAGTATAACAGCACAGTAGTCTCTATTCTCAGCAACATATACAGGTGATGGGAATGTAAACTTAGTTGGTATAGTACCATTTTCAGATAAGTTAATATCAGATGGTAATAATGTTACGTCAGAAAAAGCAAGAACTTTTGTAGTTGGATAACCATTTGCCATTTCTCTGATCTGACAAGATACAGGGATTCTTTCGTCACGAGTTCTAAAGTAAATATCAATACTTGTTAAGAATGCACCACCCTTAGATTCAACTAAGAATGATTGAGCAAGAGGGTCATACCATCCAGTATCTCTAACTGTTAATGATGTGTTATTAACTGTACGATCTTGTGTTACTGTGTCTCTTACAACATCAGCATTTCTAACAGCAAGGATAGTTGCTTGTTGTGTTTCTATGACACCAGATGCAACATAATTGTGTTGTGCAGCAGAGTCAACCTCACCAGGAACTCTTGAGTCAGTTACAGATGTTGTTACACGAACAACTCTTGTACCTGTTGCAAATCTTGGGTTAGTATTAACAGCAGGATTAGGAATCCACATAATACCTTCCATATCACCATTAGTATTAGCAACCAATCTCTTAGGTTTAACAACAGCACGAGCACCAGATGTTTCACCTACAAGAATTTCACCCTCTAATGGGTTTCCATAGTATGTACCCATAACTGTATCTGACATTGTTCTAGTATCAATGTTTAGATATGGAGTTGTAGAAGCGTAAGATGTAGGTAGTTCAGTCTGATCATAAGGTGATAAACCGTCAGTAAATCCACTATTAGGATCAACAAGTTTTAAACGACATTGTGATGTTTGTCCTACAACAGTTTCACCTACAACAAAAGGTGTATCATTAGTACGAATATCTTCAATAGTATTCTTAATAACTTCAAGTAGTTTTGGTGATGTATAGAAGTTTACATCAACATTATCAATGAATGAATAAAATCTTGTATTGGGTTTTAAACGTTGGATCTTAAACGCGATATTTCTAGATCTGATAAACGGAACTACAGTTCTTTCAATAACACGATCACCAATATTTGTACGGTCAATTCTAGGAGTAATACGAGTTCTTAAACCAGATCTAGTTTGTGAACTTGTTGTATTACTTACATTAAACGTGATCTGTCTAATACCATTTCCACGCATATGTAAGGTAGAAGAAGACGTTGTTGTAGATGACCAGTTGGTTCTCCAAGAATTCCATTGCACAGGAGCAAATCCAGTATTGGTATCAGCACCACTTGCAACCATTGCTGCTTCATAACTACCTTCCATATTTACAACTCTATCAGGAGCACGACGTGTATCTACCCAATCATCAGATGATGGATATAAGTCAAGACGACCAATATATGCAAATACGTTAAATGGGTTTACATTCTCAACTCTTGAAGCATAAGGTTGAACAATAAATCTTTTTTCTGTATAAGGTCTTGTAATTGTACCTGTATCGTGAACAGTAACACCACTAGATTGTGTAGTGCTAAACTGTAATGATACGTTTGTAGTGTAGTGAGAAGGACGTAAAACACCTTCTTGGAAATCTAACGCTGCACCAAAATCTTCGTGAGTAGTATCTGTAGAATCAAAACTTGTAAAGTTATCTACAAGGAATCCGTTTTTAAATTTATCAAATCCATCACTATCTTTTATAGGTAATGAACTTGTTTCTAATTCAAGTAAACTTAAAGAAGTATAGTACTCTAGTTGGTCAACACGTTTTTCAATAGCACCGATGTCACGCATAGTGAATCTACGGTTGTTCTCTCTTGAAATTCTTACATCTTCTGGAGAATATCCATATGGTCTATGAACCATAGTTGCTAGTAACATTGCATTATCAATGTTTGCAGGGATTTCATTTAGTTCTCCAGATATACCTTTAACAACTTTAAATTGTTGCTGATCTGTTAAGAATACTTTATCTACTCTACCAAGATAGAAATCGTAGTCACAACGGAAATCAGATTCTGGTTTAGGAATATCGATAATAGTAGCATTGTTTGAAACGCCTCCTGACGCGAAACTGCGGTCTTTAAAGTCTAACGATGCACAGTTAACAAAGTATGGTGCACCGACGGTGCCTGATCCAGATAATACTGGAGTTACACCTGGACGGAAATCAAGAACATCTCTAAGTTCTTTTGCAACACCGTTCTCAACGTACTGTGGAATATCATCATAATCTACACCAACATATGATTCAGATGCAAAATAGTCACCAGTTGCTTCGTGAACAAACCTATTAAATACAACTTTTAGTTTTCTTAGTGGTTTAGTTGATGATGCAAATCTAATTAATTTTGAAATATCATAGTAATGTCCTTGTTGGTTAGGATCTAAGAAGAATGACTGTGTTATGTTCTTACTACCATTGTCAATAGAACCATCAGCATCGTTGATGATACCATTAATTACAACATTGTTAGCATTGAAACCTTGTACAGTCTCACCTAACTGGAAGAACTTATCATTCTCATAAACAAAATGACAAACATATGAAACTGAGTTGAAGTTTACAACACGTGCTTTTGCCTTAGATGTTTGTCCTTCAATAATTGTACCTTTCTGGAAGATGGTAGCATCCTGCATTGTGATGAAAGGAATTTTTGCAGAAAGTTCATCTAGTGATTCATATACTGCGTGTACTTTATAAACATCAGAAGAACCTAAAGATATTTCTTCATCTTCAATACGTGTACCATATAATGAACCATATGAAAGACCATACTTAGGAGCATCAGAAGATATATTTGTTTTCTCAATCTTCATCACTTCCATTTCGGTAGCGTTCTTTAATTTCTTCTCTGCTTGGTTTTTAGATACAGAGGTAATTAAACGACAAGATGTAACACCTGTTAAACCAGAAACTGTTAAAGATGTTCTAGGAGTACCTGTGCTGTTAAATGATAGATTAGGTTCAATATCAATCAAAGTACCTGCTGTAGGTGCTAATTCTACTAACTGATAATGATCCTTATCATATGCAAGGAACTGTTCATCAGCAGGTAGAGATATTGTAAAGTCATTAGATCCAGTAACTGTTATATCATCAAAAGATCTTGCAACTATAACTGATTCATCTGTGATGCTCTTAATAGATTCTTTAGGCATCTCAATTAGAAGATCAGCAGTTTCTTTATCATATACTTGTGCTCTACGACGAACCATAAATGAGTAATCACCATTACTCAAACCACTTGCAGTACCACTCGCATTTAAAGCAGATGTAATATTATTTGTTATTGTGTTTGCAGATATAGGATATATCTTATCCATTGTAAATGAGTTCACACCGTTTGGTGTTAGAACATCTCCAGGACGTAAATCAAGAGTAAAGTTTGAGTTTGTACCTGTAAAAGCAGTACCATTAATATTAAAGTTAACACCACTAATAATAGTTTCTTGATCAAGAAGTAGATCTCCTGCAAATGTAATTGCATTTGTATCTGGATCTCTACCAGTTACACCTTTAGCATCTGTAATTTGGAAACTAAATGAGTTTGTGAGAGTTCCAATTTCTACACCATCTTTTTCTATAACTTCTCCTGCACGGAATGTACCAAATACTTGATAAACTTTGAATACAGTTTGTGCTGATGTAGCATCTACCACAAATGCTTTTGCTCTAGTTGTTCTACCACGAATAACAGCACCTTGTCCCGCAGTTACTGCTTGAGACATTTGGAATGTAGTTAGTGGTTGTATATCAAAAATATATGTCTTGAATACAGTTGCAGAAGAAGTTACAGTTGTTCCACTATGATATTCATATGCAGCACAACGTGCGTATGCTATAACTTCACCTGCTGCGTTTAATGATCCACCTGGGGCTGAGTCTCTAAACTCAAGAACTTGATAGTTTGCTGTTACATTATTACCATTAACTATAGGAGAACCTTTTACATTATTCATCAGCATATAGTTGCCGAGTTCAAATGGAATTATAGAGTTCTGTAATGCTTTTGTGTCTCTTGGTTTTTGTACATCAATAAAAGTAGGAACTAGAGTTTCAATCTCATATCCTCTTACGTACGCTTTTCCTGGAGATACCTCTAACGCATAATATGCAGAACTAGATGCAATTCCACCTGGGGATGTTCTACCTGGAAGATATACACCATTATTTTCACCATCATCTTGATGCTCACGCATTCTTAGATCAAATTCTCTAACACTATAGTCACCTGACTCGTCAAATGTTCTACGAGCAAGTTCTCTTTCTATTTCATTATATGCAGTTCTTTCTACGAATGATTCTATTGCTGAATCATTGATACGTAATAATTCAATAAAGTTTTTATCTGTATCATCATCAATAACTTTTTTAGTTAATGAACAACGAATTCTAAATCTATGTGCACCAGGTGCAGAATAGTTGGATGTTCCAGTAGCATTATCATTTAATGATGGATCATCTTCTGGAGTTACAATAGATTCAAATACTTCTAGACCAACCCTATATGATGGACTATTTGTATATTGATCAAGAATAATTGTTTGCTCACTTACATCTACAAAGTAACCACGTATAAAATATACACCATTAGCAACTGTAGCAGTAGAACCAACAGCAGTTGCAGTTGTAGGTAACAACTGTGCAAACGGTGTACCAACTTCAATTAGAGTAGATCCAAAAGTAAGTTCTGCATCACATACTAACTGTTCATTTGCAGTGAAAGTTCTAGTATCACTATCTGTTCCACCAGATGTAATATATTTTAAATATAGAGTTATATAACCACGTTCTGACTCTGTTGCTGATATAGAAAATATAACTTTTGCTTTGATGCCAGTTGTAAGACCTGTAACTATTCTTCCTTCTAACTGTGAACGATATAATTCAACATTTGTTCCTAAGAAACTTGCTTGTAGTAATACTGCTTTTGCATCTAAATCGTAACCTATCTGTCCAGGGATGACCATTGCACCATCTTTGAACATATGAGTTCCCATCGACTCAACCTGATTTTGCATCAGTGATTGAAGCGTGGTTAATTCTCTTGCCTGTATCGGATACCCAGGACGGAATAAAACTTTATAGAAGTTATTATCCGAACTAAAGTCGTCGTAATAGGGACTGATATTGAGGTTGGTATTCTGTGGCATTTTTTAGAACTCTACAACGATTTTGATGTCTTCAATTTGGTCGCCCGCCCTAGAGATTGCTCTCCTATTGTCTATGTAAATTACTTTACCTGAATCCTTTTTCACTTCAGGTTTGGCGTAACCAGATGTGAATGACATACCTAAATCATATTCTGTGTTGTTTATAACACGTGTTGCTTCACCAGGAACTACAGGGAAGTTGATGTCAGGGTCAACAGATGTACCTGATCCCGAACCAACGATGGTGTTACCACCAGAGAACTCAACTTTGTTACCAGTAATCTCAGGGAATATACCATCAACTCTGTTTTGATAAAATTTCAAAACTTTAGTTATAGAGTTCCAAGAAACTACACGACCACGAGCAGTGACTTGTTGTCCACCCACAGTACGAGTTTGAGTTATGATTTCATCAGTATTAAATGATCCTGTGAAATCTGGAGAAAATATTACAGCGTTTGATGCTGACAAAGTAATCGCATCTGCCAATTCTTCTGTACCATACTTAAATGGGTTTAGAACTAAACCAATACGACGATAATCATTATCAGTAGGGAAGTCTCCAGATCCCTCTGAGTATGTAAATTTAGTGTTGATCATTACACGGAAACCACCTAACTCAATAGCAGGAGTAGATCCGTGACCACCTTTAGGTGGAATAATAACGTCAATGGCACCACCAGATCCTGTACCAGAACCAATACCATTAACTTCATCAACAACAATCTTACCGAAGGAATAGTTAGATCCTCCAGAAGTTACAGTTGCAGATACTATACGACCACCATCAACAACGATAGAAATACGTCCACCAGTTCCATCTCCTCTTAGAGGTATGTTTTCATATGTACCATTGTTATAACCAGAACCAGATGATTGGATAACAACAGTATCTATCTCTCCTCCTACAGCATCTGACTGAACAGCAGTATCAATTAATACAGGCATATAGTCTGCTGAGAAGAATTTTAGAACCTGCCCCACTGGGATGGTGTACATATACTTCCAACGATAACCATCAGCAGTGGTGATAATAGAAGTAGAAGTGCCAGTGGGTTCGATCGTACTAGGTTTACCGTTCGGATCAGAGGGTGACGTTCCATTGTAGATACATTTGTAAACTTGATATGAACTGTTAACAACGTAGAAATCAGCATCATATAGTTTAGTAGCACCACTAGAAGCAGTCTTACTAGATGAGTAGTCATTACGATACATATCGTAAACATAACCTAAACCACCAGTAGTTTGTTCTGGGGGTATCCAGTCAATACGACGTACAACTTGAATAGCGTCACTAGCAAGGACACGTTTCATAGAAATCATATCGTCATATGAATCTGAAAACTCTTGGAAAGAGTCAATAGGAGTAGGAGGATTATTCTCGTTATCCCACTCTTGAGGACGACCAATGAAAACATACAAACGGTCACGATTTGCACCCGCAACGATGTCACTCTGAGTCGAATCTGGTCCCTCAAGTGATTTGATGAATTTTTCAGCGGTGAAAATTCTAAATTGATCGGTAAGTAATGCCATTGGATACTATGTACCTTCCTTTTATTTATAGTAGTTTAGTCAGGTTCGTTTCGGATATAGGATGGATAATTTATAAATTGGATAACACCTATGGCACCTGACGTACCTCCAGTGATATTTTCGTTCTTATTCCAAAGATAATTTCCTGAGTTTGCAACTGGATTATTAACAACAAGAACCTTTGTAGTTGCATCCCAAGATACAACTGTTGCTGCTACTCCACTTAAACTTCCTGTGACAGTTTCACTCTGTGTAAAATTATAAGAGTTATTCATAACACGGAAAGTAAACTCAATAGTTGCTAGGTGTAGTTCTCCATCACCTAAAGCACCTGCAACTGTGACAGTAGGAGATCTAGAAGGAAGAGACGAGTCTGTCATTTGGTCTCCAACTTGGAACAATGAAGTGTTTTGTCCACCCAATGTTTCCTCAATACCATATAGAGATGATGCAATACCACCATCAAGACTGATAGCATTTGCAAATTCTGTATTAGTATTTACTAGATCAGGAATACCATCTCCTGCTCCTTGTAATTCATCATCATCTTCAAATTTTTTGTCTTGTATTAGACCAATAGGATCTGTTAACTGAACAATAGTATCACCTATAGAATCAACTAATACGTGTGGTTCAACACCAGTTTCACTAGATGCTGCTACACCACCAATAAAGTCAATAACTTGAGATAAAGTATTTGATGATCCACCGTCAATAAATGCTAATTTATCAACTTCAAATACCAAATATAGTGCATTGATCGCAGGTTTCCAGTCATATACACGAGCAATTTTGTTACTTGAACTTTCAGATGTTCTTATAACACGATCTCCAACATTAAAAATATATTGACTAATACCATCTGCATTGTCAGCAAGTGAATCTAATGTAACTTTTTGATCATATCTAAAATTAACAGCACGGTCACATCCTACAAAAGATGTAGCAGTTTTACCCGTATATCTAATAACTTCATTACCTATTAATATTTTTCCAGATCCAGGATAGGGTGCAGTAGTTTCGACAAATACTGTTTGATCAGAAATACCTACATTATTAATAAGACCAGTTAAATTATATAAGAATGAGTTAAATGCTTGTCTGTTTCTAGACCTTTTTATTAAATCAGTATTCCTAGTAAAAATTACTTGGGGTTCTGATGAAAAACCACCACCAGGATCAAGAATATCGATTGAAGTAATAGCACCAAGATCGACAGTAGCAAGTGCTCTAGCACCACCACCTCCACCACCATTGAGTAAGATAACGGGAGGTGTCTGGAAAAACTCACCCGCACTCGATATGTTTATCTTTTTAACAATACCAAATTCATCTACTTCTGCAACACCAGTAGCACCCTGTCCACCTCCACCAGATACAATAATATTAATATCACCATTCTCATAATTAGCACCAGTATCTTCTAATGCTAAACCAGTAATTAATCCAGTAACAGGTCTGAGTTCAGCACCTGATCCACCACCACCTTCTATTACAGCAGTTGTAGCATCATTAAAATATTGATCACCATTCGACAACATCTGAATGTATTGAATAGAACCCGCAGGAGCAATCAGTGTTCCATCAGGTGCAACTTGATCAGTGTCATATAATAATGCTTTTGCCTTCGCACCATATCCAATTCCTGTTGTTTCAAGTTTAATTCTAAATGGATCGTATCCAGTTCCAGGATCTAATACTTTAACAGCAGCAATTTGTCCGTTAGTAATTACAGGTTCAAGTATTGCTTCTCTTAAAGGTGTACCACAATTAGTAACTTTTAATTCTGGTGGGTCGCCCGCAACATATCCAGTCCCTCCATCATTAACAAATACGTCCTTTATTCCGAACGTACTGTTAAAGATAGGTTCAATAACTGCTCCTGATCCTGGGACTGTTCTTGCCATTACCTAATTTCTATAGTTCCATTCATAGATGAGTGGATTGTGCATTGATAATATAGAGTGCTTGGTGCATCAAAAGGAACTGTAAATGACTGCATAGAAGTTTGCGATCCAGAAATACCTGTAGTATATGGAGTTCCTGATAGTCCAGTTGTGGACTGAATTCTTAGTGGATGAGATGCTCCAGTAGTATTATTAAAATCATATGTAAATCCACGATAAAGAATTATATTAGGATCTGTAGATCCTCCTGATGGTAATCCAGGTCCATTAACTGTATAGTTTGTTTGTCCAACTGCACTGAATGAATATAAAAGTGTTGGAGATGGTTTATATACAGTTGCATTATTATATCCTTTAATAACACTTGCTCCCGCAGGTGCACTAGAACCTTGACGTTTGAATCCTCTATCAACGTCTTCAAAAGTTGTACCATCATTAGCAACCTGTAGTTCACCATTAGTATCAATTTTAAGTTTTTTGGTACCAATATGAATTTCAGTTCCTGTAGGAAGAACTAAGTTGTTACTTCCATCAAGTGATATTTTCTTAGTACCACCACTACCAAATCTTATCTCAGAGTTTTCTGGAACCTCTAAATTACCAGATCCGTCAAACTTAATAGACTTAGCAGCATCACCACCAAAACGAATATCTGTTCCTGTAGGTAAATCTAGGTTATTATTTCCGTCAAACTTAAGTTCTTTAGCAGAACCAGTAGTACCAAAACGGATAGAACTTGAAGCAGGAAGTTCAAGAATTCCATCAGTATCAAATGTTATATCACCAAAACCGAACTTTAATTTCTGTGCACCAAGATCTACAGCACCATCTTCTTGTTCAGTAATTAATTTATTTTTAGATGAAATCTTAACATTACCAGATACTGCTAGTTCTTGTGTTTGGTTAGCAGTTCCTGTAGCACTAACTGTAACAGTACCACGAGTAGCACCTGCTTCAGCAGTAAATGATGCGAATGTTGCTTCAATTTTATTGCCATTAACATCCTCAATTTCTAAAGGTGTTCCTACTTTCATCGCACCAAAACGTAAACGAAGACCCTCTTCTTCTGTAGAGTTTTCTGACGCTAATTTAGACGTGATAGTACGAGTAGCACCTGTGTCTATACTATGAACAGTATGTTCTTTTCTCTTTCTACGAGTAATCTCTTGATCAGATCCTATAGAAATACCTGTATCATCCATCCAAATAGTAGAACTGGATAGATATAAATCCCTAAACTTAAGTGAAGTACTACCTAAGTCATATGTGTTGTCGGTGTTTGGTAGAAAATGAGTTGAAATAACAACGTTATTAGAACCATTGTTAGTCAAGTTAGTAATGGCATTGCCCCCACCGCCACCACTACCTTGTAGGTCATCACCAGGTTGGAATCTTGAGTTTGCTGTATTCCATTTCAATACTTGACCATTACCTATACCAGTCAAGTCAACATCAGTCAAATTAGATGATGCCAGATCTCCTTCAGTAAATACTGATCCATTCCATTTAAGGACTTGGTTTGTTGATGGTGATCCAACACTAATTTGCAAATTAGTATTATCACCAAGTTGGGTGTATAACTCGTTAATTACATTATTAACTTTTATAGCACCGTCTCTGAGGGTATCTCCTGTACCATCATTTGCCGATAGACCGACGTTTACATTCTGCTTAGCCATAGTAGGGGGTTTTTTCTACAGTTTTATTTATGTCATATCAAAAGATTCTGACGTATTATCCAGAAAAACATCTTGTCTAGTAAAATCAGGATTGTTATTGTCCCGATCAAATGTAACTGGAGTCATATCGTACTTTCCAATACCAGTATCAAATTTAAGGATAGTGGAATAATCTATAGACGTTCCAGAACCTGTTACAGTAAGGATCGCCAGATTGCTTATTAAGGGTGAGTTTTGTGCCTGAGTAGATGCACCAACTGGACCAGTCAATACACATCTATAACGATAACCAGTCATAAATGGTTGAGCATTTATTGTTAACGTTGCTGATGTATCACCAGTCAAATTAGACCAAGCAAATCCACCGTCTGTTGATACTTGCCACTGATATGCAATAGTATCATTTTGTGGTTGTATCTCTGCCAACAAACTAAACTGTTGTGTGTTACCACTTTGAACAGTAGCATTTGTTGGTTGAAGTGTTATTACAATACTAGGGGGTTGAGAAGGAGTATCGCCACCATCATCAGTAGGTGGTGCAGTTTGTGTGAAACCATCATTAGCGGGTACTACCATTGCCTCTTTCGAGGTCAAACCCATCATAAAAGGAAATACTGGATTTCCAGAATTATCTTCAGTAAGAAAGTATGCAAAAGTACCACTAGGATACTCAGGTGTTACACAATATCTACCATTATGTGTGTCTAACTTACCTGTTCCACCAGTGTATTCATAATCTTCCATAAACACACCTGCGGGGTATGTTGTATCATATACAGGTCTTCCAGGTGCTTCTTGGACTCTTACTGTCCATCCAGAAGACATTCTGATTACAGGTGTAGTATTATCATTAGCATTGGTATATCCGTAAGGACCATACACAGGATAACCATCAAAACTAAAACCTATTATTTTAGAATGACCATCAGGGTGTCTAATATTATCACCATTATATTGAGATGAACCATAGTAATCATTGTATCCTGCCATCACTTGATTGGCATTCCAACAATCTATGAAGTCGCTGTCATTATAACTGTACTGACCACTTGACTGAGGATAACCACCACAACTATCTTCTCCATAATTAACAGCAGAACCAATACCCGCTGCCACGTAGGAAAAACCCGACGGGGGAGACCCATCAGTTCCTGCACTAGGATTAAAGAAGACGACACCGTTTGCAGCAATACCAATAGCACCCAAACCGACAACCCCAGAATCAGACGTGTTTGATCCACCTCTGTAAACAAAGTTGTGGTTGAAAGAATATGATGTAATTGTGTTTGAATTGTTAGCATTAGGAAAAGTTCCTGAGTTCACTGGAGTTGGTAAACCATCACCAGTTACTGTTAGGACATTATTGCTACTATTATAGGATCCATTTGCTGCCATAGTAGTATTTAGTCGTCGTCGAAGATTTGTGTAGGTGTGAAGTTGTCAACCGTTGTTGCACCGATGTTGACGGTAAGAACAGCAGCAGTTGATAGAACAGGGATTGCACCGTTAGATGTGATACCAACACGATATTCATCATTTGTATCTGCCTGTGTAGTTCCAGGAGTTTCGTATGTAGCACTGGTTGCTCCACTGATATTATTCCAACTATTTGTTCCATAATCTTTCTTCTGCCACTGATATGAAAGAGTTCCGTTATTAACGTTAACTGCTGAACCCATATACTGATGATTGCCACATACGTAATTAAGAGTAGCAGGAGCATCTGATGCAACTGTGATGCTGACACTACGTGTTGTAGCAGCAGCAAATCCTGCTGCGTATGTTGCATAATCTGCAACTTGATTTCCATTAAGACGATATACAACACCAGTCTCATATCTTTCAGTTCCACCGTATGCGTCTGCATTCTCACTGAAGTAAATTGCGTGAGTAGTATTAGATACGTCATTTTGATTGAACTGATAAGTTGCTCCACGAACAAATGTAAGTGTTGGTGCTTCAGTATTTTGTGTAAACTGACCTCCTGTGAGGTAGTATCCTTTACCAGATCCTTGATTGTAGTAAGGATGATTTACAGATTTACTATCAACTAAGACTGAGTAAGCAACAACATTAGATATTGTTACTGTTGCTGCAACTTGGAAGATAGCAGTTTGACCTTGGTTGACAGTAATATTTCTAGGTGCTTCAGTGATTGTTATAAAGTTCTCAATAACTCCTGTTCCACCAGTCTCAGGTATAAAGTTAGGATCGTAAATATCAATACCACCATTTAATGCAGGTCCTGTAGGTCCTAAGAAATCATCTGCAACAGTTGTGTTTGCAGTAATTGCAGGTAATGAATAACCTTGACCTGCGTTCTTAACATCAATCCTTGCAACACCGACAAGTGCTTTAATACGTCCACCAAATCCTGTTGAAGATATAACATCAACTTGTGGTCTTGTACTATAACCATCACCAGAGTTTGTTAATATCGCATTAGTAATACGTCCCTTCTCAATCTCAGCAAGTGCAGAAGCATTACGTCCTTTAACTGCTCCACCGTACTCAAATGTAATTAGAGAGTTAGATGATTCAATAAGAGCAACTGTTCTTGTTTCTTCTTCACCATCAATTCTAAGTTCATCACCTGCTTCAATAGGTGGTACAACTGTTGCTGCGATAACGTCAACATCAGAACCAACATAAGAGAATGCAACAAAGGTTGAACCTGCACGAGGAACTTCAGAGAAGATAATTCTAGAACCAACAATTTCAAAACCAATTCCAGGTTCCTGTATAACACCATTTAACTGACATATAATATTATTCTCAGGTAAGATTGTATTTGACTGTACACCATCAGTTAGAGTCAATGAGTAGAATACTCCATTTAACTTCAAGTTGAATGAGTTACGTAATGAGTCAAAGTCGAATGATATATCATCTAATTGTCTTAACTTACCTTTATATACACCGTGGAATGTTGATCCTATAGCAGGTGCTTCAGTAAATTGTATATTATCTGAGAATGCAGTAAATGCGTAATCAGCACCAGGTGGTTGTAAGATACCATTTACAAAGATCATCATATGTCCTGCGGGATCTGGGAAGTATTGTGTACCATTTCCTTGAGTTAGTTTGAATGCAGTTTGTACACCATCAAATCCTCTAAAGAATCTACGTACTCTACCTCTCAATGATCTAGCAGATGAACAAGCACCTCTGAAACCATTATCTCCAATAATTTGTGAGTTCTTCTGGAATGTTCCTTGTGTTGCTTCTAGATGTAAAACAGCACGAGTACCAAACTGTGTAATCTTAGCAATCTTACCATATGCAGTTGTATCTGTTATTGTGACTGCACCAATAGTTGTATATACAGATGGGAATAGAGTTCCGACTGGTACTTTTGCTAATTGATATTGTGTATTACTTGCAATATCGCTTATTGTCACACCTTCTGGAGTTCCAGTTTCATTTGCAACATATACGTAATTAGTGTTTGTATCAATCTCAGTAACAGTCACTGTCCAACCAATACTAATACCACCAGATTGAATTTGTAACACGTCACCAACGTTAAATGTATCACTAACTCCAGTATCAGTAATTAATGCAGTATATGTAAGTCTTGTAATTTGCCTACCGTGTACATATTCACCGAAGTTAGGTAATGTAACGAACGATTCAATCTCAATAATTTGATCAGTAACAGATCCATAGATAACGTCTTGGGGTTTAAACTCTCCAGTTACTGTGGAGATGTCGTAAGTGATTCTACCACTCTGATTATCAATTAGTGCACCGTTATTGTTTCTAACAATTAGAGCAGTTGCTTTAGATCCAGTATCTGTAGAGAAGAACTTATCAGTTGCAATAAATTCACCCTGACGGAAGTTAACAAGAATCCTATCGTGCTCTCCAACATATGTACAGGTACCACCAGATGTAATACCTTCAATAATGTCACCTGCTGTAAATGTTCCATTATAATCAATTAGTTTAATATATGTCTCGTTATCGGTAGCAAGAACTTTACCAGTATTTGATGTAGCACCTTGAACAACAACCATCTCACCATTCTGAATCTTAATACCAGTTCCACCACCTTGTGCAGAGAATGTATTGCAGGTCATATACTTTGCCTGATACATAACGTCTGCTAAATTATCTTCCATACGAACTATCTGAGCAGTAGCACCAGAGGTTCCACCGTAGATAACATCAGCAAGGTTGAAACCTGCTTTGATTGGTGTTGGTACATCACGTGTTCCAAAAGTTGTAGGTACACGATCTACACCTGGATCTACACTAACAACAAGTGTATGTAATTGTGATGGAGTTCCTGGAGTTAGAACTATTGGTTCTCCATCAATGTATTCTGTAAGAACTATTTGAGTAGGTGTTGAATTAGGATGGATATAGTAAACTGATCCGTCTAGTTCTGCAATATTAGATCCAAGAACAATATACTCAACTCTGTCATATGGTTCAAAGTTATTAGCAACGTTTATAACTCCATTAGAAACAGCAACACCTGCATCGAACTGTGTTCTTAAGTATGTTGTTGGGAATTCTGAGTATTGTAATGCAACTATTATTAAATGGAATAGTTGATATAACTTATGGCAAGCAGTTGCAGTAGGACGTAATTCTCTATCAGGATTAGTTCCATCAATAGTGTAAAGAGGTTGGTTAGCAAATGTGCCAGGTGCGGGAGCAGTTCCTTTCAATATATGATCCATCAAGTCTTTAATCATCCTTGCGTGATAAAGAAGACGAGTTCTGAATAAGTTTGGATATGCTACGAAATTGCCATCAGCGTCAAACCAAGAATTGATGAGTTGCAGTGTTCTAGCATTACCATTTGTAATGAAATCATATACAATCGCTTTCTGTATTGGTTCAGCAAACGAAGCATCTCCTGCATAACCTGGATATTGACTTAATGTATTTTCATATGATTCTAATCTAGTATATGTGTCATTGTACATTAACAATCTTGCAGATTGCTTATACATCTCTGTACCACTTCCAAGACCGTGAAGAAGTATTTTGAATAGTACGTGTGCAGCAGATGTAACATCGTAACAAGTTCCACCTTTATATACAGTGTTAGTAGTAACAGGTGCAGTTCTAGTTATAGTTGCAAGATGACTTCCATTACCCGCTGCTGCTGTGGTAATAGTATTAATAAGTATCTCCCAAAGGGTATTAATGGCAGAACTCTGTGTGGTGCAGTTTCCGTTACCTGCTGAGTCGTAAGTTATAGTTACGTCACGTCTAATAGCACGTTCACCTGTAAGTGGCCATTCTAGTGGTAGTGTTCTTGTTATACCAGTTAAGTATGCTGTAGGATTGCTTGTATTTGAACTATCAAAGAGATTAATAGGAATACCCATCAATGAAGCGATTGATGCTGCTTCGTTTACACAACGTGTTTGAGCACCACCTGTATATACAGATACTGCATTTGCCTGAGCACTTACGAATGAGTGAGCGTAGTTACCTGCTGTTGTAGTTCCTACAAATACTGTAAATGTATTTGTGGTTGTAGCAGTAATCGGTAAGTTTGCATTTGCAGCAGGGTCTGTGATACGAGGGTAACTATGGTTTGTAGAATCACCATCCATAGTGCAAGTAAATACAATACTATTTGTTCTAATTCTAATACTATCATTTGTTGTAAATGTGTGTCCATTAGATGTGATTCGTAAGTTACCTGATGTTGGGAAATATTCTACATTTGTAGGAGTTATAGTTGTATTACCAGAACTTTGATCAACGGTAATTGTTCCGTCATATACAGCATTACCTTCAGTTACACCATTTGTAGTAATAATTTCCTGTCTCATTACTTGAGTAGCAATATCTCTTGCTTCTTGGAAGATATATTTAACTTCTGCTGCTTGGTTGCTGATATGTTGTATAGCATTACCAACTGTGATGTAGAACTCACTTGAATACCACATACGGTTGTTACCACCGTGTTTTAAGTTAAAGACTAATGCTTCAAGTAAATCTACAACGTCATCAACACAAGACTGATAATCATAACCACCAGAGAATGCCAATCCTGGGTATTGTGACATACCACGACCAACAGCGGTTGTAGCAATAAATCTTATATTATTCTCAATCTCATTAGCAGCATCATAGTAACCATTAGTTGTAGCATTTTCATAATAATCATCTCTTGGTGCTGCTTGCCCTAAACCACTTGTTGCTGCTTCATCCTCATAGGGAGTAAACCCTAAACGGTTTCTGATGGCGAGTATGCACATATCACGTGCTAACTTAAAGGCATAAGTTGTTTCATCAGATTGAGCAGTTACGTGACTTAATTGCAAATCAGTATTCAAATATAATGCAGCAGCATCATATGATTCACTGTTACCACCAAATCTTAAATCGTGTGCTATAGATTCAATAATATCAACTATATCATCTTCACAATTAACTTTACCACCTGGAACTCTGAAACCTTTAGATTGTGCAAATGATGTCTTAGTTAAAATATCAACTGCCTCACCCGCAATAGTTTTAGCATTCTGTACTAAAAGATTAGCAGCATCAAGATCTCTATCAGATCCTGTATATGCTTTAGGATCTATTGTAATAGTCTCATCACGATATACAGGTTCATCTGTGTATAACATCTGATAGTAATCAGAGAAATCAAGAGCAACTTGAGCAGGGTTCTCATTTCTACCAATCAATAAACCTTGTATTGCTTTTTGTGCTAACTTCTTAGCATATTCAATCGCATCAATCATCGCAAGCAATTCATCTTCAATATAATTGATGTTAGTCTCATTATCGAGATAACTATCAATCATTGCTTGAGTTTCAAAGTTACCACCTGTAACTAAGTCACCTGCAATGGCAGGAAGTATATGATCTCTAATATCTCTTACACATTTTGCTCTATTAGGTATTGTTAGTTTATTTACTGTTGAGAAACCAACTTGTACTTGATATTTGTTCTCAATGTAGAATACTGATTCATCAGCGATTGCTTTTCTATTAAAGTAAATTAAATCAGCACCATCTCTAAATCTATGACCTGTAGGTCCGATAACATCTAGTAGATCATCTACAAGAGTCATAATATCATCTTGTATTGTTTGAGATGCAGGAGATGAGAAGTAATTAGGAACACGAACCTTAGTTGAGTATGTTCCTTCTAAATTTGTCTCATCTAATGTAATTACATCAATACAAAGTTTTGCAACTTCTCTCCAAGTATAGATTGATTGTAATTGCTCACCACCAATATGTTGTAAGGCACCAGATCCTTCAATGTAAGCACGACCAACAATAGTTGTTTGGAAGTTACCACCTGATATAAGGTCATCAATAATAGCAGGTATAATATATGATTTTGTATCTCGTAAACAAACATTTGATCCATAACCACTCATACCACCATCACCAGGGATTACGAAATCAGGGTATCTATATTTAAGACGACCAACTGCTTCTTCAGCGATGTAATCAATATTTTTCTTTATTATATCAGCACATAATCTATATTCTTCACGACTTAGATCAACACCCTCAGTAGTAAGTTCAGAACGCCATAGTTCAACTTCATCAGCGTTAGCAGTAGATATTATGTGACTAACGTATGTTGCATATACTGCACTCTGTTCCATAGGGAATGGTGCTTCGCCAAGAAGTGCGAATGATACGTTTGTACTATCGTTGAAGATAATAGGGGGAGTAAAACTACTATTGTACTGGGAGATTCCTTTGTAGATTACAAGATTATCAATCCAACCATTGAAAGGATTACCATTATTCCATCCTGCACCAACAGTGATCTTACTATTTGCGTTGTAATTATTTGTATCGGTATATGTGCCAACCTCTGAACCATTTACATATAATTTAGTAACACTTGTAGAACGAGATACTGCAATATGATACCAAGTATTGATTGTAGTAATAGCAGAACTAGCAGTAATTACATCACTTGCTCCAATGGATAAACGAAGTGACTGACCAGACATTAATATACCTAGTTTAGCATCAGATGAAGATTCTCTAAGGTCAATAAGTCTCTGTACACCAGTAACTGAAGCAGGACGTATCCATAACTCCATTGTATAGTCACCATTAGCAGCATCTGCTCCATCACCAAATACCACAGCGTTACTTGATGGGAAAGAAGTATATGAACCAGATCCAGTAAATCTTAGTGAACCAGTATCAGTTTTAAATGTTAATTTATCTTGAGATACGTTTGCATATGTAAGTTTAGAGTTGGTTATTAATTCACCTGCTTGTAATACGCCACTGATTTGTTTTGAGAAGATCCACTTGTTACCTGCATTAGATCCTATAACATCATATGTTGCACCAGATGTAATTGCTTTTATAGTATCACCAAATCCAAATTGTCCACCACTTGATTTGTCTTGGTAGGCGTGTTTTGCACAACGTAAAGTCTCACCATCTACAAAAGCGTAAGGAGGAAGAACACGAGGTACATTAGTAATTGACCATTGATATGTTGCAGGATCTCCACCTGTAGGATCTTCTAGAGTATCAGTAATGATTCTCATAAAGGATGTTATAGCGTTTGCCTGATTAACACAACTATTAGTGTATCCCGCATATGCAGCAGAAGGTGCAGTCTCAGTTACTGCTGCTTCAAATGCTGCTACTGTTCCTGGAGATGCAGTTGATCCAAGATTAGTAATCAAAATATTCATTAATGTAGTAATTGCTGATGCAACTGCCTGACAAGTTGGATTTGCAGGATCAGCAGTTATTGTTAGATCTTTTACTTGATTCCAGTTATGAGATCCTGCTTTAGTCCAAGTATTGTTTCTCATTACCTCAATGGCAATATCTCTTGCCTTAGTAAAAGCATTTACAATAGTATCTCTATCACCAGATGTTACACCATACTGTAGAGTTTTCTTAGTTGCTTTATAAACAAAGTTATTACCACCGTGTGCTAAGTTATAAACCATCGCTTCAAGAACATCAACAATATCAGATAAACAATGAACATCTCCACCTGATACGTTATATCCTGGATTTTGTGTTTTAGCATAATGTAATGCTTCATATGCAATAAACCATTTATTAGCAAGAATTAGATCTCTTGCGTCACCGTGACTATTGCTTATAACAGCAAACTCTGCGGTAATAGTAGGATCTCTGTATTGTGGTAAATTTGTTGTATTAGTATTAATTACTTCATTACGAATACACTGAATTGCTAAATCACGTGCTTTATTAAAGGCATAAATTGTTTGTGCAACTTCACCATCAACGTGATATATTGCATTACCTTGTACATATGTGTTAGCAGCATCCCAGATTTCTGAGTTGCCATCAACTTCTAATTGATATGCAACGATATTTAAAATATCTACAATATCATCTTCACAATCTCTATCTCCACCTAATGATGGTACTGTAAATGATGGATAGAATGCTTTCATCAATCCAACTGCTTCTTCAGCAATGAATCTATCATTCTTTCTTATTAAAACAGCAGCATCAAATGAACGTTGATCGTCTACACCTACTAATGAAGCATTATCATAGTAGATTTGTTTATTACGTATTGAGTCACCTGCTGTAAATTGTGATCCTGACAGATAATTATACCTAATTTCTTGGTTTCTTACCTCTTCAAAGTCTAAGAAGTCTTGGTTATTAGCAGTTCCTGCCTCATATAATTCTTCTGGATTGATAACTGTCTCAGAAATATTGTCTAAGATAGTATTTGGATATGTAATTGAAGGAACACGTTGGAAAATAAGACCAAAGAATGATGATGGAGGTGATAAATCAACAGTATCAATGATTTGTTGTGATACATCGTCTGTATATGGTGAAATTACAGTAACTCTTGCAGCAATTTTAGATGCAGCAGAGTAAATTGTATCATTAAATCTGATATTAAATTCACCAGTTTCAAATGCAGCAGTACCAGATGTACGAGAAACAACTAAATTAGCATCTACAACACCATCTCTAAGGTTATTTTCTTCAATAATTGCAAAATCACCTTGTAAATTTGTAATTCTTTCACCTTGCTCATATATTGTCTTACTTGTTATACCATTTACAGCACTTAATACACCATCAAATCCAGTAGATGATGCTAAAACATTGTCATTTATTTGGAAACTACCATTCTGATCAATAATATCGATATAATCTACACCAGTATCAATAACAGTTGCAGTTCCTTCATTCTGTAAAGATCTTACAGTCTTACCTGTTGTTGGGAAAATACCAGATGTTGTACTAAATGTAAATCTTGTGATATTAATTTGAGAGAATGTAAGATTTCTAAACTTAATTCTTGAAGGTGCTTTAGGTGGTTCAGAAAATACGACAGATGGACCAGATGTTGTGAATGCAGTTCCAGGAGATTGAGCAACACCATTAATAAGAATTAATAATTGATCATCAGTTGCAGTTACAGAGTCACCTTCTACTGTCAATGCAAATTGTGTCTTAATTCCATTGAAATCATTTTCAATATTATCTAATTTTTTAACAATAGAAGTTAAGATTTCTTCAGAGTTAGTAAGTCTTCTTTGTCTGAATAATACTTCAGTGTTATTAAACTCTGTATATATTGGTTGTGAGTTAGCAAAAGAAGTGATTTGATTAATATTAGTAGCACTAAAGATATTAACTTCTTTAACAAGATCGGATACAACTTTTCTTCCAGATATATCTTTACCTGCTGCAAGTGCCAGTTCACCAAACATATTAAATCCAACTGGATGGTTAGTTTCTAGAATACTCTTTCTCCAGTCATTAATAGGAGTTTGTGATTTAATCACATAAGAGAAATTCTGATAGAAGTAACTATCTTGAATTTTTTGAACAATCTCAGATGGTTTACCAACATCATCAATAAACTGACCAGTGGTAGTTGTCATTGAGTCAATATTCAATGTACCACGAGCAATCGATAAGTTATCAATTAAACCAGATGCACGAGATACCTGTGCAGTAACACGCTCTCCAGTTGTCCAAGTTCCAGTGTAATTTTCTAACTTAAGGATTCTAGGTCCAATCTGCCAACCTTCATTTTCTGATACATATCCTATTGCAGTTGCTGTTTCTAAAGATAAACCTTGATATACGAGTTCTCCTCTTAAGAAACGTGATGTCTCAACTATGGCAGTTGCTAAACCACCAAATACCTCGGTAAGAAGAATCTGACGACCATCACCTTGAGTTAAGAATGTAATAAAGTTACCAGACTCAGCATCAACCTGTGTTAGTGCTATTCTAAGTTGATCTGCCTCAAGTGAATTTGCTTCACCTGCAATAGCATAGTAAGTAGTTGTAGAACTCAAACTAACCAAACCTGCTGAACTTGGTTTTGGTAGAATACCAACTGTAGATCCTAAATCTTCTGCTCTAAGTTGAATAGCAGCACCAGTTGTAATACCGTGTGGGAAGTTAAACTGTAGATAACCCAAGTCAAGGTTTACAACATAGTTAAATTCTGATTTAAGTGTAACTGTTGGTTCAGAAGAATATCCAGATCCAGGATTCTTAATTAAAACTTCAGAAAGTCTATTATTTTTGATAATTGCTTCTGCTTCAGCACCTGTTCCACCACCACCTTCAATGACAACTCTAGGAACAGATGTGTAACCAGAACCAGGATTGGTAATCTTAATTTCAGATAAAAGAGCAGTATTGAATAGTTGTAAGTTAACTGGGAATGTAATCTCAGGTCTTAAGGTGTAATCGTGAGAATAACCAAAACCAAATTCGTTATTTTTAAGTTTCTTAATCTTACCGATACTTGTACCTTGTAAGAATACAGATGCACCAGATCCTTCATTAGGAATTACAACTTGTAAATCACCACCAGATCCTTGTAATAAAGATCCTAATATTCCTGGAATTTTATCAATATCAATAGATGCAGTAGTATATCCTTTACCTGGAGATGTTAATTCAACAGCAGTAATAACACCTGTCAACTCACCATCATCTGAAACTGTAATATTACATAGACCACCTTCACCATCTCCGTCAATAACAACATTATAGTAAATACCATTAATGTATTCTGTACCACCAGATAAGATACGAATCTTCTCAATTTCTCTGTTAGATGCTATATCAGTAACAATAGGTAACTTCTGATAGAATCCACCTGGATTTACCAGTTTGATATTTGAAATAGGACCGATTGCTTTAGTGGAAGTTGTGCTATAAGATGCTCTTGAAACTCCTGTTTCAGTTACTCCTAAAGGAGCATTTGTTTTTTCTGGTTCTACAAGAAGTGGGAATGTAAATTCGGTATCACTTACTATATTATTAATTCTAAATGTACCTTTGTAAGGTGTTTGTATAACGTCAATAAATGAGACAGGACCAACAGGTGAATTAGATGGAAGAGTTCTTGATGGATCAAAGTAATATGAAATATTAGTAACATCCTCATCAACAATAAACTTAACAAGTGGTTTAGGTGATGTTTGGTCAGTTAAACCTGGGATACCTTCTCTAACAATGTTTACAAAAGGATATTCCAATTTATATTGGTTATCCTTAGAGAATGACATATAATATCCAAAGTTAGATGGATCGTCAAGGTCAAATATGTATTGATGTCCACGAACAAATAATAATTCTGGATGTTTAGCGTAAATATTAACGTTTGATACTGATGAACTTGCAAATGTAGGATCTTGTACAGCAGTTGATCTTAATCTATATGTAAATGTTCTAGTATCTAATACCTCTTCTATAAAGAATGATCCACCATATTCTGTAGTAGTAAATCCTTCTACAAATATAATTTCGTTTGCACTAAAATTGTGCTTACTATTAGATACACAGAATACTAAATCTGTAAATGTTAGTGCACCAGATGGTATTACATCTTTAGCAAGATTAGATGTAAGATGGAATTTCTTAACACCAACTAAACCTGCTATTGTTATAATCTTACCAGTTGCATCAAATGTTGCAGATAAACCAACTGCCTGTGCATCAAGAGTATCACCCTTAATAAAGTTTGAATCTGAATATACTGCTTCAATTTTTATAATGTAATCTTCAGCAACAAATGGTTGCCAAGTAGCAAATTGTCCTAGATTGCCAGTAGAGAATGGAGTATTTGCTAAATCAACATCAAAACTACCTGCGTCACGAGTATATACCCAGTTAATATTACCATCAGTTACAGTACCAACTGTATGAACTGGAGCAGTAACACCAGAAACTGCTGTAGTTCCTGATGTGTAAATCTTTCCATCATTATAAACCTCATCACCAACTGTATAAGGATTATTTGTTACCCACTGAGGTATTGTTGTCTCAACTAAAAATGTTTGTGCTATTGTGTTTCTATCATTTGCACTAGATTTAAGTAATTTTGTAGTATCAAATGTACCGATAATATTACCAATATCAACGCTATCAGTTCCAACATTAACGATAGTACCATATGCACTAACTACATCTTGACCACCAATTACAGAATACTGTTGTAGTAAAGATCCTTTTGTAAAAGATGCTGTTTGATTAAATGATACTGTCTTAACAGTGTCTATTGACTGATATACTGCATCACGAATATAGAATTTGGGAATAACAGTTGTACTTAATAGAAGTTTTCTACCAAGAGGAGTTGGAATAGTAGCAGTTCTACTCTCAAAAATTTGATCTGTAGATACAAATGAGTAAGTTCCTTCAACATTATTTGATACAACATCAGCATAATCAAGTATTTGTAGACCCGCAGGACCTAATGTCCAATCCCCAGAAGTAATCACTTGGGTATTAAACGTAAAGTCGTTCACAGCGGCTGCGACTGTTATCTGCATACCTGCTTCAACAGTGCTTAGTGTATATGTTCCAGTTTTAGTTTGTTCCCTGTCTAACTTGAAGCAGAATCCTGCTACCTTTTTATTAGAACCAACTGCCTGAGCAGGAGTAAATGTATCTGTATATTTTGCAAGACCTGATACAGAAATATTATCTACCCAACCACCAATAGAAGTAGCAACAGCAGGAGATGATTTACCAAATAATAGTATAGATTTAAGTTGTGTATCTATGGTTGTACTTGTTACATCAATTTGTTCAACACCGTTAATGAATACTTTATAAACGTAAGTACCAACACCAGGTGTTGACTTAACAAGAGCAACGTGTATAAATGCTTCGTTATTAAATGTTGACCAGTTAGTTGTGGATGTAGATAGGTAAGTATTAGAACCTAACTTTAAACGAACTTTACCAAAATCAGCACTTGTAGAATCACCTTCTAATTCTACAACTGCATTATCACCTGTAGTAGGAGTAACATCAAAAATATTTGGTGTAGAACTTTGAGCATTATATTGTGCTTGCCCAATAGCAATCCACGCTTCAACTGTATAATTTGTTGCTACATCAGCACCCCAATCCAATGACAGTCTATTTGCAGCAGCACTTATATTTGCTGACTGTGCACCATACTTCCATTTAGAAGTATCTAATGTAGGATCTACAGACCATCCTGCTGTTAAATTATTGTCATATGTATCATCTCCAGTTATGGTTGATTCAAAGTTTAATATTGCCAATTCATTTGATTCAATCTTATCACCTGCAATTAAAGTATCGCCAGAATTGTCGTTTGTAATTGTAGTTGGATGGAAACCAATACCACTATCTTGTTTTAATGATGCAGCACTTAGTATATTACTTGTATTCCAAGAAACTTTAAATATAATCGCTCTATGATCATTAAAGGCATATTTAACGTATGCACCAACATCAACATTACCAAATATATCAAATTGTACACCAGTTGCTTTAATATCTTCAAATGTTCCAGTAGGAGCAAGCATTTTAACTACTGAAGGTGTCTTATAATCAGTAGGTGCAAACTTCATATACAAAATACCCACATTCTTGGTATTTGATATTGAATATGCAGTAGCAGTTACATATCTAGAACCATAATCATCAATAGTAATCTTAGGATTGCTGAATCTATATGAAGTATTGCCAAACTGTCTACTCCACTGAACTTCAATAGTAGCAGTATCATAAAAAGTTTCACCAATTATTATTTCACCAGTTCCCGCAGGATCATTAACACCAACAAATATAGAAGTATTATTACTTGTAAATTTAAGATCAGTCATTTGTTCTGACCCTGCTGCTGTACAGATCTTACGTTTTTCTTTAATGGAACCGTCTGTATCTAACAGTGCAATCCACATATCATCTGGATTAGGTGAGTTAGTATCAGTTGTACCACCAATATAGATCTGACCATCAGAGTCAATAGTAAGAGATGAAATATAATCTCTTCTAGTAGAACCAGATATACCTGCTATTTCACGTTGCCATACAGGAACAGCAGTAGGATTATTGAATCCATCAAAACCAGAGGTGTATTTGGCAACAACTAAATCTGGATTGTATGTAAGGTTTACATTATTGGGTATTGTTTCACCAACAACGTAGATAGAATGTGGAGATGTATTTTCTAAGTAAATTCTGTTGAACACACAACGTTTGTCACCCGCAGCAGGTTGTAGTGGTGCCATTGTTCTTGTCCACAATAATCTACCATCACTATTGAACTTAGCAATTAAACCTGCCGAATCACCATCAAGATCATCTGCTTCACCAACAACATAGAATGTTCTATCATCAGCAATAGCAATATCTCTAATTTTTACAATTTTTTCAACACCACTTGTATTTTCATTTAATAATGTAAGAGCATAATTTGCTTTTTTATATCTTTGTGGATGAGAAACCCTAACTTCTGGAGGTGTTGATGCTGAATACTCAGATCCAGAGTTTATAATATTAACATTATTGACTGCACCAGACTCTTCTCTAACAAGTTCTAACTTAAAATCTTGACCAGTTCCACTAACAATTTCATAATTAGGTGGTATATCTTCATTGTAACCTAGACCTTGTTGACTTATAGTTACTGTCTCAACACCCGATACAACTTTTACTCTATATGTTTTATTAGTTTGATCAATAATAGGAATACTATCAACAATAATTTCATCACCAACTCTTAAATCGTGCTCATCAGCGGTTGTAATTTTTCCCAATGGAGCATCATTTACCATAGATGATGTATATTGAGTAATATCAATACCTTTTACAGAATCAACTTTAGCAGATGCACCATATCCGCCAGTATCAGTGTTATCAAAGAATAACTTATCGTTAACTTTATATGATATACCTGGGTTTTCAACTACAAATCCACTAATCTTAGCATCTTCAAATTTAGTAGTAGTATCAATTTCAATATCAACCTGTGATCTTGTAGAAACTCTAGGGTAGTAATCAAATAATTGTAGTACAGGTTCTTCTGAGATATAATTTAACTCATCTTGCTCTAACTGTGATATGACACCATCACGGTTTGTATCTTCTATTTCAAAGATAAACTCTTCTCCTAGTTCTGTTACAAGAGTATCTGTGTCTTGGTTAGGTGTACGATCAATATCAATATCAACATCTTCATATGGATCACGGAATCTAACAACATCAAGAGGAATATTTGTTTGCACAGCATCTTGACTGTAGTTCCAAGTATCAGGTTGTGAGTATAGTTGTGGACCACATACATATGGAAATACAGGTAAACCTGCTTCTGATGCGTCTATAGAAACAAAGTAAGCGTAAGTACCTTCAGGATATTCAGGTGTTTTACAAAAACGTCCATTGTATTGGTCTAAATCACCTGCTTGGAAAACATACTCATAGTCTTCTATGTAAGTTCCTGCGGGTTTGTCTGATAGTAAAGGTCCATCAACACGAACTGGATTTGGGTTAGTGGCAGAATCAAATAATAATATTGGTTTGATTCTGTAAGATGATACACATCTCTTAATACCAGATGATTGATCAGCAGCATCAATATAACCATATGGTCCGTATATTGGGTTTCCATCAAATGCCCAACCAATAATAGGAGAATGTCTTAATCCAGATGATAGTTCTCTAAGAAGACCTGTTGAAGGATCTTTAAATACGTTATCACCAAGAACATAACGTAATTGTTTGGGATCTGATAGGTGAGCATATTCACCACCATATTGTGTATTATATCCTGCAAAAACATAACCACGAGCAGGGTCTACTAATCCTGATAGTTCAGTTTCTAAGTTTTGTGTCCACTCAAATACGTTTGCAGTAAATGATGCACCTTGACCTATAGATTCGCAACGAATAGTTGTAAGACCTGTTGTATATCCTATACCTCTGTTTTCTACAGATATACTTAATACTTTACCTTTATCTTCACCAAATGTTCCAATAGTTGCTTTTGCAACAGCACCATATCCATCTCCATTAATAATAATTTTAGGTGGAGAAGTATATCCATTACCAGATGCAATAATAGCAATAGAAACTATACGACCATTAATTATAATTGGTTGTGCAACTGCACCTTCACCAGAATTTAATTTAATATTTGGAGAAGATGTATAACTTGATCCTGCTGCATCTACGCTAATAGATTGAATAGGACCTCTTACCTCGGCAGTAGCAGTAGCACCTGTTCCATTGCCTCCTGAGATGCTTACAGTGGGTGCTGAGGTGTATCCTTGACCAGGTGTCTCAACAAGTATTTTACTTACAACTCCGTTTGTAATAACAGCAGTCGCAGTAGCACCAAATCCACCTCCACCAACAATAGAAACTAAAGGAGATGCGGTATATCCAGAACCACCTGCTGTAACATCAACACTGAAGAGTGATCCATCTACAATAACACTAGCAGCAGCACCTGATCCACCACCACCAGATATTTCAATAAGTGGTTTAGATGCAGCGTCATATCCTGTACCCGAATTTACAATATCAACACTTGTTATTCCACCAAACTTAGTCTTAGTTTGAGACTTATAAGACCAAACAGAAACACCATTTACCCAAGCACCAATAGGACCAAATGATAAATCATCACGTCGTGATACAGTCTCTACAATTCTAGGAAATCTACTTAGTTTTCTTTGGTTTCCTGGGAGTAAAGCAGACCCAATGAACGGACCAACTTGATAGTTTGGAATACCTGTTGTAGCAACATAAGAGTAATTTGCGTTGAAGAACGTATTTTGTACATTGGTTGTAAACTGATTAATTGAGTTGTTAATTGCTTCTTCTGTTGATTTACCTTTATTAAGGTCAACAGACATCAAGATATTACCTTGAGGTGCATTAGGTGCAGGGGCAGCAATCTGATATGAGAAAACAGTGTTACTTATACGAGATGTTACAGCAAATGTACCGTTAAAGATTGTTGGGTTTGCACCGTATATTGTTACAGAGTCACCAACAAGAAGACCGTGGTTATTTGTAGTATATACAGTTGCAGTTTGATTGTTAAGTCCACCTGGTTCAATATTTGTTACAGAGATTAATTTCTTAACATTATACAACCAAGATGTAATTCTTTGATCTGTAGATGAAGATCCAAGAGATGCAACATTTAATTTATCACTAGGAAGATAATATGAACCAGTATCGGTAAGAACTGTTCCTGTTGCTTCAGCAATACCAAGAACACGTAATTTTACTTCAGTATCTTGTCCTCTATTGATATAACAGAAAATATCAGAGTATATTGTTGTACCTGCATCCCAATCTTCTACAACACCGTTTTTAGAACGTGTACACTCAATAAACTGGTTTAATGATTTTTCTTTGTATTGTATTCTTTCGTTATCACCCATAATGATGATACCGTTCCTTTCTGGCCACCCAATAGTAGAGTCAACAGTAATAATAGACTCGGTTGCTGTTAAAGGTTCTACAAGTGTTGTTTTATAAGGTATTGTAAATTTTCCTTCTAAAGTTTCTTCAGATATTGACAATTCATAGATTGTTCCAACACCAGTATTGATAGCAATAACGTTTTCAACCAAACAAACCGCATTTCCAACACTTGTATCTACATCATCTGCATATTGGAATAATTGAGAGTCTAATATATCAACAGGACTTCCACTTATCAATTCTACACGAATAATTGTATCAACAGACCAAGTTGCAGCAGATGGTTTAATTAATTCATCTTTTGGATATGAAACATCAACATTTTCTGAGAATAAGACTTTAAATAAGTATTCTGTGGCAGTTTTTGTACCTTTAGACACATAGAAGTCTTTTATTGTCTTAATAATCTGTGGAGCATTGATTTTAGTGTAATCAATATCTGCATCAGGTAAGAACTGATTTACAAAACGTTCATATAGTGTTCTAGAGAATAAGGAATCAAGATTCTCAATAGTGCTTCCAATTTCGTGAGATGATTGAATACTTTGTGCTTCATTTGTAAATACTTGATTTCCTCTAATATCATATGAGGAAACACCTGATACACCTCTCTTACAATTTACAAATTGAGATGGTTGATACTCTGAACCGTGTGAGTGTACTGTAAAACCTGTAACTTCTTGGAATCCAACATCACAAGACGCTGCTGCTGCTTTTGGACTTGCAATAAAGACTTGTGGTGGTTCATCTTCAGAATATCCGTCACCAAAACTTGTTATATTAATATCAGTAATTTCACCATTGAATATAGTTGCTACAGCAGTTGCACCAGTACCACCAATAGGATTACCTGATAAATCTTTTCTATTATCAACAATATAGACAGATGGTGCATCATTGTAACCACTTCCACCAGTTAATAGTTGTATATCAGTAAGTTTAGTCCCTGTTACCTTAACGTCTAATATTTGAGCACCCACAGGATCAATAATACGACATCTAGGAGGAGTTACATATCCTCTACCAGGAGAAATCATTTCAATCCTGTCTACTCTACTCTGATCATCTAAAACTGCTACAGCAGATGCTCTAATACCAATAGGATCAGCAGGTTCATCAATATAAACTATTGGTGGTGTAGCGTAGTTAAGACCTTTTGTTAATACTGTAATAGATCCATCAACTACCTTACCATCATCATTTACATCTATTTGTGCGTCAGAAATAGTTGCACCACCAGGATTTGTAAAACTTATGGATGGAATAGAATCATATCCAGAACCTGATGATTGAACGTTGATTGCTGTAACTTGACCAGTAGCATCATCAACAGTTACAGTTGCTTTTGCTATAGAACCAGAAGGATCGGCAGGTGTATCAAATACAACTATTGGTGGGTTTGCAGATGTATAACCTTGACCACCATCAATTAGTTGTACATTTTTTATACCGTTTATAAGTGCTTGAGCAGTTGCTTCTTTACCAGAAACACCTACAGGAGTTAATACAGTTACTTTTGGTGTAAAATTAATTCTATATCCACTACCACCATCTTTTACTATTAAATCTGTAACTTTATTATCATTGACTCTTGCAATAGCAGAAGCACCTTTACCAAATTGAGGTGCAATAAGTTCTACAGACCTGATTGTGACTTTATCACCGTCAGAAACTGCTTCTTTAAGTATTAAGTGATCGTTATATACTGTAAAATCTGTAAATGCAGTTTTAACTACACCGTTTACTGCAATCAAACAAGAAATTGTAGATAATGGAGAGTATGGAGCAGTATTTCTTCTTAAAGGTAATATTTTTGCACCATCAAGAGACAAATCTATATTAAGTGTGTCTAAAACTCTAACAGGAACACTTGTATAACCTATAAGATACTCAATTTTAGTTATTTGAGTAGATCCAAGAGTATTTGTAGGTGGAGTCTGGAATCTAATATTTGACCCATCAAGAAAATAGTCAATATTAGGTTCTAACTGCAAACCATTTATTATAACACGTAAATATTCGACAGAGTTTGGTGTTATTGGTGTTCCAAGTAATTTTAATTCAAAACTTGTTTTTACACCATCAAACTGTGTTCTTATATTTTCTAATTCTTGTATTTTTTTATCAAATTCTACTTGGTTGACACCTGGAGTGAATACAACCTCTGGAGATTTTGTTGTTTCTTCATAAAATATAATTTCATTATCAATCTTGATAGTTCCGTCTTTCTCAAGAAAATTATCAACGGTCTCTACAGTAATATTTTGATCAGCAGCACCAACACGATCTAATACAACAGATTCAGATGAAATAAAGTTAGGATTATATTCTTCACTCGAAATATCTGTATAACTCAGTATATTGTTTAATATATCATACGGTTTACCACTTTTCTCCTGTGACTTGTAGTATTGTACTAACAAGTCTACAAAAGACTGATCCTCTTCTTTTATAAACGCAGGGATCTGGTCCTGTAACCGTTGGGATACCTTAACTGACTTCATCTCTTATTATTCTTGGTGCTTTAGAAGCAAGTGTCAAACTCAGGGTAATCAAATACCGTGGTTGGATAATCAATTATATTTATCGAGGTTCCGTCAAAGTTGATTGGAGTAAAATCTAACGGATCAAAGTTTGGAACGCTAGTTCCATCAATGGTGTAATCTATAGTGATTACTTGTGGGTTGAAAATAGTTGGATCTACACCAGTTCCTATATTTACATTACCACTATCTAGCAGAACTGTAACAGGAATACGTGATGTTCCATCAGGAGTGCTTGCTACGTTTATAGGACCTAGACAAACTTCTCCAGTTTTATAATTAACAGTTCCAACACCAGACTTAAGAATAACTTCTTTTTCATCTAGTTTTGTAACCATTATTAATTCACCTCTACCATTATCTCTCACATTTACTGGTAAAAGAGCACTTGTATCATTTTCTACAAATGTACTAATACTTAATACTGAATTTGTTGTTAACTGTTGAGATGATACAGCAAGATCTAATAACGCATCTGTGTAACCTGTAGAATAAAATGTTCCACTCTTTACAGCAGAAAATTTAGGACTACATACTGCCACACCATCACTAGAATTACCAGAACCAATATCACCAGGATTTACAATAGCATTACCAAAATCTACACATTGAGTAAATGTAGAACCAAATGGGAATCCAGATACATTTAAACCAAGTGTCATTGTTGTCTGATTACCAACAATACTATTTTGAGATTGATCAATCATTGTTTGGAACGCAGATGTGTCAATCCTTCCATTGAATCTATTAGAAGATCCTTGTGTATTAAAGTCATCAATAGCACCAAGAACTCTAGATGCCAATTCATTATTTGATAAGTTTGTTGATGTACCGTCAAAGAACACATATGTCTTAGGACGTATGTATAGAGTTGTAGGATCGATAATTACTGGTTCGATCGCTGCCATAGAATACTTCAATAAATCATTCTTAATACGTTTCTTGGTAGTAGCGTTTAACGCTGCACCAGATTTAGTTTTTACAGCAACAAATACTTTTCCATATACAGGTGGGTAGACTCTTTCTCCACCATAAGCGGTAACAGACTTTGCTTGAGGATAAACCAGTTTAGTAACATACTCATAATCGGACTCCGTAACTGCTCTGTTTTGGGCACTGAATGCCCTTGGAGCGTTGTACTTGATAGATATAACATCTTCTCCTGCTTCACCGTCCTGAGAGGCATCTACGGTTGCTATAGAGATGTTTGCAGCAGGTACATTGCGACCAGTATTATCTGTTACTCTACCTATAAAAGTAAACTTCTTACAACCATTTGCTTCTGGTCCATTAGTTCTAACATATTTAAGTCTTATAACCTCACCCGCTATTAACTCTCTACCTATAATACCATCACCAAATATTACAGTATATCTAAGATCATCCGTTTCCTCTAAGAAATAACCACGAGTTGTACCATCTACATTTACAATATTTGTAATTTGGTTGTAAGTATCTATTTCTTCACTTTGAGCATTAGGTGAAATAGACACATAAAGTAAGTCTGTATCTACATTGTCAACAGGAATCTCATATTTTCTTTTTTTAACGTCAGTTACGTTGTACTCATACTCTAATAAATTACCTTGATATATTACTGTTTTATTAAATGTTGCAAGACCAGTCTGCTGATCTACCATAGAAGTGATTGGTTGTGGAACTGTGAATGTATATGCTTGACCATCAACAGCAGATACAAATACATCGCCCGCAGGAATAGTTACGGTAGATGGATATGTTGTTCCTGATCCAAGAAAACTTGTTTGCACTGCAAATGCAACACACGCTTTTGCTGCTTTTATTGATCTAGGTGTATAATTTAATTGTTTTGCTATCTTTACTACGTTGTCTCTTATTGTTGCCGACTCTAAAAATGCTTCATTCATCGCCATATTAGCGTTGAAAGCAGAATAATAAGTATTGTATGCTAATACGTCTAGAAGATATGACGCAGCAGATCCATCAAAGTCGTAATCTGTAAATTCTGTTCTAGTTCTTAGATACGATTTGATGGATTCTTTTATCTCTCCAAAATCAAGAGATGTTAAATTTGATGGTATTGCGGGCATCTATACTTGCTCCAGTAAGAAATCAACGGTTTGCACTAAAGTTTCACCAATAATCTTATAGTCAAGTTCAACACGGAGACTGTTATCATCTTCTGGATCTTGCTGTACTCTAACCGAACGAACATTTATTCTAGGTTCTAGTCTTGTGCAAACGTTGATGATTTCTTCTTTAATGTCTTGTGCAACAAAAACATCATATGGTTCAAATAATAGTTCTCTTAAACGTGATCCAGTCTTAGGTTGAAATGGTCTTTCACCCATTCCAGTTAATACTAAATTACGGACTGACTGTTTAATAGCGTTTTCATTCTTAACAGTAGTAAAATCCTCAGTATTTGGATTTGGTTTCATCAAAATACTGAAGTCTTTAAATGCTCTACTAAGTTGTCGTTCTGCTCTGAACTTGTACGCCATTACTCAAAACTTTTATTTGTTTTAAGTATTTATCACGTTCGGGCATAGTTACTAACCACTTGCCACTTTTGACAAATTCTTCACTCATATCAACTCGAATCATTTACCCTGTCCTCGGTAACGTTTTTTTGCTGCATTACGAGAAGTTGCAGAATACTTGCTGTGCTGTCCTCTGCCCTGTCTTGTTTTTTTAGGTTTGGATTCAATAGTTTGACCCATACTGAAAGTTTTTGCCATAGTAATAATGTAGTTTTATAAGAGGGCACTCCTTCTACGTGGAGATCTTTTGTACTCCCTCAGTGTGAATGACTGTAATCTATATCTATATCAATACCAGAACAATCTGGTATTTCAAGATTGTCATCTTCTTGACCTTCCATCATCTTTTCTATCCACTCTTCAAAACTTTGTGACTTTCTAGTTTTTTCCATTTGAGTTAACCACAGAGAACAGTAGGAGAACCATAGGCAATAACTGATTTGCAAGGCCAAGATCTAAATCTAGGTCCCACACCCAGTGGATCTAAGATTCTAGCGACTCGTCTTTTAAGGGCGAATACAGTATATGTAGTCGCTGTAACAACCCTTTCGTGTCCAATACCACCTTTATCTTCGATCGTTAATATACTTCCTCCAAAAGGTGTGGGTATAATACACATCGCTTTTCCGCACGGGCAAGTGTAATTTACTATATTCGTCGTAATTGATCTGTGTTGGATAAATGAATCCATTTCCAACATAATGGGAAGTTTATTTACTAACACTGTTGCTCTTAGCGGAGATAAACCGACTAGAGGTATCATTGGTGTGGGTGGCCACCAACAAGTTTTGTTTTTTAACTCAATAGTAAATGGTATAGGTGTACTTCCGCAAGGTTGAGTGTTATGAATAGTTGCAGGTATAGGAATCCCGTGTCCACTACAAGGTAGACCATTGTGACTTGCTACTGGGAGTTTTCCTGGCATTAGAAAGATGCGTCCGCGTAATTTTCTGATGATTCATTAACTACGGTGTAAGTAAGATCCTCTGTAAAATAAGATCTGTATATCCTACCCCAAATAATGTCAAACTCAGATTGGTTTAGATCTTTGAATAGACAATTTTCTTTCAAATAGATGTGATAAGTTTTTGTCATTAATCGAACCTCAAGTCACATTCATCAAAATAAGGGTTTCCGTAATTGTTCATAGTGTCATCTAGTAACTTTGAACCTGCTGTAGAATAGTTCCTATAAAGTAAACTTCCTTCATAGGGACCCATTTCTATATAGTTGTCCGCATTGATTAGGTTAGGGTCTATAGAAATAGCAGCGTGTACAACCTCATATAGTGCTTGACAACTAGAAAAAGGCGAATCACTACAAAGATCAGTCTGTGCAAGTGCGTTACCACTTCCGTCATATCCCTTATTAACATCTAGTACACCATCTGTAACAAAGTTGTGCCAACACGGGTTTGGTAACTTCCCTCCACTACAACTAGGTAGACTTGCGGAGTTATAGTTGTATATCCCCGCATTTCCACTAAATTGAAATGTTTGTGCGGAATAAGACTGAACATTACTTCCCAACCACGTTGCTAATTGATCTAATTCCGTAAATCCCGCGTTTAAGGCATAATCAAATGTGTTTTCATCACCAGATAAAGGTACAAATGCGTATTGTCCTGCGGAAGTCTCATAACATCTACCCTCTGCATCTCCTTGCTTACAAGGATGAGATTTCTTAGGTGCATTGTTTACTGTAATCAATCTAGGACGTGTTAATGTGGGTTGAGGTAGTGTTTGTAGGAAATTTAAGAATGACGTGTTTACAGACGCTCCTGCACCGCTTACATCGCCTTCTATCTCCAATGATACACGTATCCTTGCAGTCTCTTCCTGACTAGCACAGTACTTAAATGGCATATACCCTTTTACAGACTTTTCACCATCTGCATCCAGTGTTACAAAGGGGCACGGTATATCAAAGAACCTTCTAACCTCATATAACTGTGGTTGACCCCATTCTTCACATCCCTCTGGGTATAATGAGTTGATTCCTGCTGTATCTGCGTCAACTTCCTTTGATGTTTCGTTAGATTCTTGCCAAAACTGTGAAATTTCCGCATTTCTCTCGTTAAAGTTAGGTGCATATTGACGCAAGTTAGAAAATAGCGTATCTGGAGAGTAATAATTATTAATATCAGACCATTCTCCAGGCATATCTAGTTTCAAACAGTTCTGCGGAGTCGATTCACAGTCTTTACTTACCTCTTCATCGTTCAAATCTGGCATATCCATATAACTTGATACTACAGGATCGTTTTGTGAGTCATCATACTCCCCAATATTTTCATTAAAGGCATCTAAGTTTAAATTTACCTGCTCTTGCATACCAGTATCCAGTATTCCTGTCTTCAATAAACCATCATAGTTATTTGCTATTTCCCTTACATTACCTCCTGTTCCAGGTTCTTCCAGATCTTCCTCGTATCTTTGCACAACTAATACTCTAGGTTGTGACGAAGGACTGTATCCTTGACCTGGATCATTGATAATTACGTTTATAATACTGCCTTGATCATCTAAAACAGGTGTTAACTGTGCTTGTTTGAGCGTTCCTTGGAATCCAGACTCGTTTTTGTACGCTTCATTGAGTATTGCAGCGGTAGATTCCTTATCTGTTAACTCTTGACCTTGAAAATCTGGGTCATTATACGTTTTATTCTGTAAATTTATACCAGAATCATTAACAAATGTCTCTTGTTGGAACCTTGTAGGGTCAGCAAACCCCATTTCACGCATTGTTTCGGGAAATTCTATCGCAAGATCGGGATTTTTGTAATCTTTTCCGCTATTGATGATGTTTACTCCTGCAACTTTACCCTTTTCATCAATAATTGCCTCTATAAATGCCTCACTTAAGTTACGATCTGGTATAAGTGCGTTCTCTTTTAATGAAACACCGAGGTAAGTTACTCTTTTTGGGAACTCATACACTCCCCAGAACGCTGCTTTGTCCTTTATACCGTATCCTGCTAGTACATTTATACTCCCACCGTTAGATGAAGTAAAAGATTGGTTGTATGTAAACGCATTTCCCGTAGTTTCATTGCTAATTTGAGTCAATTCCATATATCCACAGTTCATTTCATCACCAAAATAGCGACAAGCAGTAATCATCCACCCATTTATACGCTCTCCTACTGCAAAAAACCCTGTATTGGATGTATATCTAAAAAATATACGGGGTTCATCTGTATCAGTTCCCCAGAATGACTCATTTGCTCCTACTTGATTGAATGGAGCATCTACATACATTCTAGTTTTCTTTGTTACCCACGCACTCTCTTTTATAGTGTAATTGTAAGTATGATACTCAAGAGTGGGTTGTGCGTTATCATCATCAAGACAAGGAGCGTCTGTTGTAAGGAAGTTTATACCATATACGGGTCCATTCCACGGATATGACGTATCATAGAGGTAATATACGAATTGTCCCTCGAAAGCATCGTGAAAATTCAATGATCTTGGTACAGAACCCTTTACTGGTCCGTTTTTTCCGTAAAACCACTCGTAATACGCTGCTGTACTCAATATTTCTACTGCTGAACCTCCCCAACCCGCTTGAGATGGTGGATCTTGCAATGCAAGGTAGTCTCCTAGTCCAAAACTAGCGTTTTCATCAAAATCATACCACCCAGAACGATTTACTTCACCTGTATTCCTTGGTTTTCCTAAATTTTCAATCTTTTTTCTACCTCTAGGTGCTCCAGAGGTCATTACGTAACCAATTATACCTACAAATGCGTATTGTTGCTGTCTAGGGTCTGAACAATCAGGTACTCCCGCTACTCCAATCTCTAAATTATTCTCTTTTACGGGGTTTATTGTGTAAAAATTGTCAGGACCACGGTTTACTCCGCTAGGTAACTTATATTCATACAGAGGAACTGCGGTTTCACCACCTTTCATCAATCCAGATGACGCTGCGTTCGCTGCGGATGTCCAAATGTACCCTAATAACTCTCCTCCGCTACCTGTAGTCAAGTATGAGTTGTTTCCTGCGGAGTCAAAGTTAGTATAGAGTGCAACAGCACCAGTTTGACTGTCCTGCATTATAGTGAAGTACTGTGCACTCCTCTGACGTGGTTCTCTATTGTAACTACGGAAGTCGTAAACGTTATCTTCTAGAGTATCTTCCTTACTGTATAGGTGATCTCTTAATTTACCACTATAGTATCTGTATATTGATGTTCTTTCTGCATCACAGTTATCTAAACACGTTGCAGTAGGTTCTCCTAGGTAAAATACCTGATCCTTACCAAACTTAAACCCACCAGGACCTATCCCTTGGAATTGAATGGTGTACCCTGCGGGTATATTAGTTCCAGTATAGACTTTTGTATAATCTTCTGAGTCAACAGGGTTCATATAAGAACGACCTGTTTCTAGGATCTTAGCGGGCATCCATTTGTGCTAGAGTTTCTTCAATTTTATTTAGTCTGTCAAAAATAGTATCAAATACCTGTAGCAAATTACTATGTTTATCATTTCCAGGGATCTTATATTGTATCATATCAGCACCTCTACTTAAGAATGCTTCTATCTGCTGAGTACGATTGGCAATGTTAGTAGCAGTCTTTGCTATCATTCCAAACCTCCACTCGTTCTCCTCTTCTATAGATTTAAACTCAGGTACCTCTAAATCTTGAGGTATTACTAGATCTTCTTGGTTTTCCATTAAAAATAATTAAAATTCAATACTACACGGAACTTTTGGTCTGTGCAACTGGTACCTGCGTGAGGTGTATTCACCTTAAATTTTAGCAAACGATTTGCCTTACTGTCAACTTTAGTACCGTCTTGAAAGTATGTATAACCATTATTGTCATTTAGATAGTATATTGCAGTAGTAGCACCATCAAACTCATCAGATCCATACTCACCACAGTCTGTATGGAAGTCATACTCCTGTAGTTTATCTGTATGGTGATTTAGGTTTGCCTTTATACGTATCAGTGCTCTTGGTTCTAAACGGTTCACTATAGGTAGTACCTTCTCATACTGAGGTCCTAGAGGTTGTCCTCCTCCATATACGTAGTTTACCATTTGCCAGTTATATATCTCTTTCGCTTGTAACTCAGGATCTACCATTCGGGCAACGTGCATTACCTTCGCTTGGTTTACATACCACGGAAAGTCTTGTCCCGTAAAGTAGTCTCGGACTTCCTCAAACTCATTCGGGGGGAGGTAGTTATCGATAATTTCAAAGTTCATCACAATTTCAGAATAGTTACGACGACGCGGGGGTAACGTTTCTCATCGTCAGACCCCTCTATATGCCTTTCTAATGGTCACAAACATAGTTGTGGTTGTATCTGTCTATCGACGGTTGTATTTTATCCAATATATCTTCACATTCGTCATAAGTCACAGTCTGATACTGAGACAAGTTCTTTTGATACTGTTCTACTGCTCTATACATTAAAGAGAGTTCTGCTTTGTTAAACATCTGCCTTGGTGATGATTAGTTGTTCGTCGATAATATCATATTGTAACATATCTCCCACTGTCAACGCAAGTTCTTCAACGATCTGATCAGGTATCTTAAAAGTCATTTCACCGTAGTCATCTTCCTCAATAGGAACTAGAAATCGTTTACTCATTCTTTCGTAAAATATAGCGTATCAATGGTATATAGGATTCTATGTATTCTAGGTTACTAACGTACGCATACTTGTGTTGAAGTATTAACCCATCCCCCAAATATATCGCTGCGTGCTTGATCTTATCAGTACCAAATGAGAAGCATATCACGTCGTTCTTTTTCAAAATGTCTGGGTTAAACTCACTGTCACCTTCCTCTTTCTCAAAGACAATACTCCAACCCTCTCTTTCTATATCCTCTATCTTATACTGTCTGACTGTAAGAGAGTAGTCCTGAGAGAACTCCTGTACTCCAGTCTCTTTCATATAGTCATAGATGAGTGTGAAACATCCCCCACCCCTTTGCTGCTTCCAAGGGCGACCTAACCAAGGGGAGTAATCATCCTCGTACTTTTTTAGCAAATGGTCCATACGTAAAATTTTTTTTGGGATTTTTTTTATATATCAGGGTACCTTAAATGCGTTTTCGATAATATAGCAAACCCTATACTTTTGTAGGTTAGACAAAATCGAATTTTTTAATATGCCACTTTGCCAACTGTCACAAGGTGAAAATGGTTATCGTTTTCATTCTCACCTGTGTCACCTCTGAGACTTACATATAAAAAGAATCCTCTGGGAATTGTATTTTATCGCCATCTACTAGAATGGCATTACCTTCTTTAAGATTTACATAAAGTTGTGCTAATAATCTTCTAGCACCTACTAGACCTAAATCTTCTATTAACTCAGCATCTAGTCTTTTCTTGTAGCATTTAGTTTTTTGAAATTCTCTCCAAGTTAGGTGTCTAGCGTATGTAATAGTTTCCATAATAGGTTAGTTAGTGTTGTTATATTAATTATAGCGAATAATTCTGATATATGTGAATATCTTAGAATATATGTTAAGTTGCAGTTATTATGACAATTCCGTTACATAACACTAGAAAAAAAATCCGTTTCGTGCTAACTTCCTAAGACTACAATTAACTAGAGATATAAAATTGAAAACTATATTTTTTTATACCTTTTTAATTTATTCTAAATTCATTCATTTATACCGTAAATTTTTAAAATGGTCGTTTACTTTGTTCCCATCTATATGTCTCACTTGCCTATGTTCTAGGTTAACAGTTTGGTTACTTTCTATTATTTCCGCACTTAAAAAAGCACTTGCAACTAGGCGGGCAATTCTTCTTACAACTGTCTTACCGTTATGCCTTAAAGTTACTCTCTTGTAACCGTTTTCATTAATATGAGTCCTAAGTTTTTTCCACTTTCCCCACTTAGTTGAATAGACCTCGCCATTCTCCTTAATGTAATAATCTTCATATAGTGGTAAAGGTTTATAGATGTTTCCGCTATCATCAACAAAAGTTTCCGCATCTACTTTTTTAAACGTGTAAATAGTCATCATTTTATAGGATAATAAAAAAGGGACTAGGTTAATAGTCCCTTTATATATAAGATTAATTAAAACCCTTTTTTACTTAGAAATTGCTAAAAATATGGTTATCCCATTCGCAATAGTCGTAACTTAGTGAATGATTCCAAATTTTTTCGTAGTCGATACAGTTTTCTATCCAACTAGGTAAAGAGTTAGAGATATAACCACATTCTGAGATTATTTCCTCTGTAAACTCTGCTCCGCTGTAGTATTTTCCTCTGTAAGACTCTTCTAAGTGCATTAAGTCGTTTATACTGAATAAGTTAATAAATGCTTCAATAATCTCATCAACTGGGGAATCGAAGTATCTTAACTCATTACAAACATTTTCATAAGTGTCAATTTCTTC